GTTGTGCTGTTGGTCTTGACCCAGGGGTCGACCACATAGAGACGATCAGAAACGTGCAGATCAGCGAAGGCCTGCGCGTCAGCCTGTGTGGTGTTGGGGCCGTCTGCCACGACGATTGCGCGGAGACGATCGCCAACGCCGCTGGAACCGCTAGCGATGGACACCAGCTGGGCCAGGACAGTGTTGGCCACCTCAGACCCGGAGGTCAGTGTGGCTTGGTGTGTGTAGCCAGGGGCAATCAGAATTTTGGGGGAGATACCCAAAACGCTTTCAGACTTGAGAAAGGCCCAAACTCCGGTCTTTGCCAGGCTGTCGCCTTCCAGGTTGGTCATAGTGGCCGCTTCATCAGCGCCCTCAGCAACCCGAACCACAACAACAGTGGCGCCGACCTGAGCAAAAATTGCCTCCATGGCGGCCTTTAGGGTGCCGCCTTCTCCGAGCTGCAATGCTTTGGCTCGGCTTCCTGAAATGAGCACAGGCTCATTCAGGGGGAAAACAGATGCGTCGGCGTTGGGAGCTGTGCCGATCAAACCGATGACGGCTGATCGCACGGTCTGCAGGGGGCGAACCCCCTGCGTTAGCTCAACAACCTCGACGCCGTGCAGAAAGTTAGCCGGCATCGATCAAACCTCCAGTGACTTCAGTTCAGTGGCGCGTGCTGCGGTCAGCACTGAGAGTTCTTCAAGCTTGTCGATGGCTTCGACTGTTTCGGCTGACTTAATAGGTTGCGGGCGCAGTGCCAGCATTTCGGCAAAGTCAGCAATGATCTCATCAGAGCTAGCAGCTGCCTTGTAAGCGATGCGCTCTGAACGAGTCATGAAGCTCTTTAGTTCGGCTTCTGTGAGGAGCTTTTCCGGCTCCGGGAGTGGTTCAACTTCTGGGGGTTCGTATTTTTCAAACCCACTAGAAGTCTTTTTGTCATTGATCTCAGTGCCCTCGGGAACCTCTTCAAAAAGGTCAGCGATGGCAGAGACGAAATCAATTTTGGGATCGCCAGTGTGCAATTCAGCAACCCGGCCATCCTCAAGCAATCGTGCATACAGTTTCATGTCAGTGCTCCTCAGAAGATGATTTTGTATTGGATGAAGATGAGGCCATCACCGCCCCAGCCGTGGTTGACGTGGTCTTGGCTGTAAGCGCCATAGCCTGAGCCACCGCCGCCGCCAGCGTTACCGCCAGCGCCACCGATGCTGTACTGAGGAGCACCACCGCCGCCTCCGAGCATTCCACCGTTACCGGCAGTCATGTAGCTGTTAGAACCGCCGGAGCTATAAACAGCAGCACTACCGCCGCCAGCACCAGGGCCGCCGCAACCGCCGTTGCCGCCAGTTTGCTCAGAGCTGTGATAGGTAGCAGCGCCGCCGCCGCCACCGCCGCCTCCGAGGAGGATCTGGTTTGGCGTCCAGATTGCGTGCCCTTGGCCATCACCGGCAACGCCCGTGTTTTGGGCGGTGTTGGAGTAGCTGTTGCAGCTTGCACCGCGACCGCCTGAACCCAGGATCCCAGCGCCGCCTGCGCCGCCGTAAGCGTAATAGGTAGAAGTGGAAACACTAGAAGTGCCGTGGCCTGCCGTTCCAGAGCCCCCGACGCTGCTGTAACTGGTGTAGGGGTAGGTTCCATTGAAGTTGATGGAGGCACCGCCACCGCCTTGGTAGCTGGTCGCGTGTCCACCTTGGAAACCGTTCTTGTCGCCGTCTGGGGAGGGGGCAGAACCGCCGCCGCCGCCATGGCCTGAGCTGGAGTTCATAGAACCGTAGCCGCCGTAGCCGCCGCGCCAGTTGCTGATGTTGCCACCAACGCCCATGCCGCCTGCACCGTATGTGGTGACGCCTTGGTTATTGCTGTTGTTGTAACCAGCGTTGCCGCCAGTAGCAGACAGGAAAGAACCGAACGAGCTTGTGCCGCCTTGGCTGCTGTAAGACCGGCAGCCAGCGCCGACCGTCACGGTCACAGTGTCGCCAGGGGTCAGAGTGGTGATTTCAGAAATCGCCAGGCCGCCAGCGCCGCCGCCGTAGCCGTTGCCGTTGCCGCCGTAACAACCGCCAGCGCCGCCAGCGCCCCACACATAAACGCGAAGCGGAACGCTCACGTCAAAGTCCGCAGGGACAGTCCAGGTGTAAGCGTTGGTAGTCCGTGAGTAGCTGTTGACTTGGTTGTGGGCTCCGCCACAGGCAGAAGTCCACATTTTGCAGGCGTTGCGGGGGCCTTCACCGCCGCCGCCGCCGCCGAGAAATTGTTGAAGTGTGCTCATCAGTTAATCCTCCAGCCAGAAGTGGCGTTTGCATAAACCAGCCGGAAGCTGGCGTTGAGTTTGGAAACAGTCATGTCCTCAGCAAGGCCCATGATGTTTTCCGAATTGCGACCCACCGTGAGGTTGTTCGCATCAAATTTACCGGCTGCATCAACAAACTCGACATAGTCGCCGGTTGATGGTGAAGCGGGAAGATTGATGGTCACAGCTCCGTTGGTGGTGTCCACCAAAAGCCGGGTGTTAGCTGTCGCATCGAATGGGCTGTCTGTGTCATCCACAGACGCCCAGGTTTTGTGACTATCAGCAACCTGATTCTCTACATAGAGAGCAGTGGCGGCCTGAAGGCTGCCCGCTGTGGGGTTGCTAGGGAGTGTCACCTGGCCGGTCAAAGTGCCGCCAGTTTTGTCCAGTTTGGTGGCAAGGTTGTTCGTCACTGTCGTGGCGAAATCAGCATCGTCTCCCAAGCTGTTTGCCAGCTCTTGGAGTGTGTCCAAGGCGGCGCTGCTGCCTGCAATGAGATTGTTGACAGCGGTTTGAATTTCAGCGGTGATCTGGGTGCCCGTAGGACGAACAGCCATGTCATCGTCGATCGCCTGCAGGGCCTCCCGCAACCTGACCACATCAGCGGCAAGCAGGTTACTTGGGTAGGGCAGTGCGTAGTTCTGTGAAGTCGTTCTTGTGTCAGTAGTCATGGGTTAGCTCCTCAAACCATTACGGCGCGAATGTTGCGGACCTTGGGTCGGCCTGCAGCAGACCCGGTGAGATTTAGTTTCACGCGGGTTGCAGACAGAGCCACAATCCCGGTGTCTTCAAAGACGTACTCAACGAAGCCATCACCGATTGGGGTGGCAGATGCGAGCGCCATCGATTGGAAACCTCCGTTGTCGTATTGAGGAACGACACCAGCGCCGCCCGCGAGCTGCGCCTCAAAGATGATCCGAATCGTGGAACCGCCGTTGGCCACGTCGAACTCACGACCCACATAAGTTCCAGCCGTGTCCAGCGTTGCTGGCAGGCTAAGGACTCCGGGGTGAAGAGTTGGCGACTCTGTTGATGATCCGCTCAGGATGGCCTGAACTTGCATCGTGTCGCTAACCGCTGCCTCCAGGCTGATCGACTGATCAGGAGCCAGCAAGAACTCCTCGCCGTTGCTGCGGGTGTACTTAAAGGTCACGCGGGAGCTTGTGGCCGGAATGTCCACAGGCGCGGTGACCAGCAGGTCAGTCATATTGCTGACCGTGATGCTGCCCAGGTTGATAGTTGCTTGGGTAGCAGTGAACTCAGCGCCCTTCAGAACGAAGCACAGATCCATATCGTTGTGGACTGTCCAGCTCGAAGCGTTGGAGCTGCTGAGCAGCACGCCCACCGTGTAGGGCTGGGCGGTGACAAACTCGCCAGCAACTGCGTCATATTTGCCAAGCTCGGCGATCCGCACAGCGTGCGAAGGATCGTCCGTCATCAAAACGATGAAGTATTCCTGGCCGGCTTCCAAGTAGATCGGGAAGTCGAAAGTCGCAGTTGTGAAACCAGTTGTCGAAATGTCGGAGCCTTTGATGCGGGTCCGTGTGATTGGCTGACGGCCGGGGAATCCGTTGTCACCCTCGACAATGTCGATGGTCACATCGTTGTCATCTGAGCCCTTAACAGCGAACTGCAGATCGAGCGCAGTGATGTGGCGGCCCTCAGGCAACACAAAGCTTTGTGCGAGGGGGTCCCAGTTCCGACGCGGCGGTGGGGGGCTCCACCAGCGCCACGTTGTGGTCGTGGTGATGCTGTTCCACTCGCGCTGGACGAGGGTTCCTTGGCCGGTGTAGATAGCAGAGCCGAAATTGCCTTGGTTGCCCAAGAACTCAACCTCTTTTGATCCACTGGGGATGTCAGCAGGGACGGTGAATTGACCGCTCAGGTCGCCGTCACCGTTTGCCACCTCGCCATTGTTGCCAAGGTTCTGGCCATCAAAGGTGATGGAGACCAGGGCCTCGCCGGAGTCAAAGCCGGAGATGTCAAAGTCGACAACTGTTTGGCGCAGATTGGCGATGTTGGTTTCGACTTCCGAAGCCAGTTCGACGACTGTCGTCGTAACCGAACGGGAACGATCGCCGGATCCGATGGTGAATGACCGGGTGCTAAATGTCGTGTCTTCCTCAGTGATCACCCACAGGTCAACTGCAGGGTCAAGAGTCACGTCAGCAGGAACCGCGTCAAAGTTGCCGTAAGGGTTCACGGCCATAAAGCCGGTGAACAGGGTCTGGCTAACCAGCTCAACGTCCTGATAAGGCAGCAGCTGGTGAGTGTCGTTGTTCTGCGCGGCCCGTACAGGAGCGCCATTGACAGCGAGCTGCAGCTCCTGAGAAACGATCACAGCGTCTTGGCTGATGCCAGCGTCGCGTAAATCGCCATCCAGTAGAGGATCGGCAAACACGCCGTACTTGGCGGTCGGCTCGCGGGAACTGATGTCGCGCTCCAGGCGCTCGGCAGCAACCAAGCCGTACAGCTCAGCGATGGCCTTTTTCATCTGGCGCTGTTCGCGCACAGAGACCACCTTTACGCCGTTGTTTTCGACCTGTGGTTTTTCGACTGAGTTCCAGTTCTGGTAATACTCAGAGACCTGCAGTTCGTTGTAAGGAACAGTCGGAGCGACGGGATTAAATGCCGTCGAAACACCGCGGACCCGGTGGAAGTAGCCCTCACTATCCAGGGAGATCACGTCAATGCGTGGCATCTTCCAGGAATAGTCAACCAAGACCAACGTCGAAGCGACCGCGTCGACGATGTCAAAATCGCCTGTGTCGGGGTCGATGTTGGTTGCAGTGATGCTGGTGAGGAACCGATAGGTCACGCTGTAGGTGCTGCCAGGGGCAGGCTCAGCGCCGGAGGGGCTCCAGTCGACTTGGTCAGCGGTGAGGTTGTAGTCCGTGCCTGCGCTGTAAGTCGTGGCCCCTTGGGTCACGCTCTGAATGCTCAGAACTGAAGTGTCAGGCAGTTGATCCAGGGCGCCGCTAAAGCTGCCGTGGGTCAGAGTCACCGTGACTTCCTTGGTGATCACCACATCGTTGATGGTGCTCAGCGGGAAGCGGTTGACCGTCAGGGTTTGGTTGGTGGGTCCAGCCGAAACCTTGGGCTCGTTATTGATCGTTTGCAGATCGGGGTCGATCGGATAGCTCAGGCCGGTGGCCGTAGGCTTGTCGATCTTGGTTCCCCAAACGTTGGCGACACCTTCTGCAACGGTGAAAACGTAGTTGCTGTTAGTGGCGTCCTTATTCAGGGACGTAGTTGTGAGGCCGCTGACGATGTAGCTGCCGTTAGCGTCGCGGTCATATTGGGCAACCAGCTTTTTGGCTGCGTCCAAGACCGGGGGCGGTTCAACAGTTACGAGCGCGCCGTTCAGAACGTCATAAACGCCGTAAAAATCGCCAGTGCCGCCGTCACCGGACCAACCCCAGGCCAGCTCGCGCTTAGTGCGGCCAGCTCCGGGCTCTTGATAGTTCCGGGTTCCCTGGGCTGGATCGCGAAGGTTCGCGTCTTCCAGCTCAGTAACGGTTGACGTTGTGAGGCGAACGCCTAACTGCAGACCGCCGGTTGTCGGAATGTTGAATTGAGCCGGTGCGACTTCGCGCACTGCACCCAATACATAAAGAGAACCGCCGAGCAATGTGACCGCGCCGGTCGCGGGGTCAACAGTCGCAGCGCCGCCGCTAATGATTGCGCCATCTTGAAAAAGGCTGTTTGCAATCTTTGTGATGCGATCTGAAAGGATCGACTGGCTTTCGTTTAGCTCAGCGGACTGAAGTCCTTTGCTGGCGCGAAACAGCAGCTCGTCGTACTTATCAGATGCAGAAAATCGGTTGTAGTAACCCTGTAGGGACATGGCTTTTTCCTTTAGAACGTGAGAACAAACTCAAAAGTCTCCCGAGTGGCCGGGGTCCTAATGATTGAGCTGACGTGCTCCAACAGGTAAAGGGTCCCAGAACTGGTCACCTCAGTGGCAGCATCAAAGAACATTTGACCAGCGGGCAGGCTTGCCCCGGTGACAACGTCCAAGAAAATGCCAGTTTCCCTGATGGTTGATGTGCTGGCATCTGCAAAATCCAGCGTGAACTTGCAGTAGAGCAAGTTTGTATCAGTCGCGCTCACGTCGTAGCGGCCACTGGGAAGACTGATCGCACCTTGTGCGGCAGAGGTCACAAAATCGACCTGCGCCGCTTTTCGGTATCCGATCGCGTCATAGAGGGTCGTCGAGTTGATGTTTTCTGGATCAACCCCGTTGGCGTCCCACGCGGTTTGACCCGCGCCGATGCCAAGAAAAATGTTTCGGGCTTTTACAGAGGCGGCCAGTCCCGCCCGCCCGGATGTCACAAGTGTGGCCAAGGGCTCACCTCCTTTGATGTTTGCATTGTAATCAGCGGTTTATGAGTGGGTTTGATGGACCGCCTCAACCGCAAGGCTGGCAGCCTGCCACTTGGCAATTTTGACCCACATTTGATGTGTGTCCCAAGTGGTTGGATCATTCGCAAGCCAGTTTTCTGTATCCCAAATTGAGAGACTTCCAGCTGCCCATGCGTCAGAGTTCCATGCTGTCGCACTCCATTCGTTCGTAGCATCGCCAGTCCAAACCGATGGTGCCACGATCCAGCCTTTGTTTTCGTCGCCGCTCCAATAACCATCAGCCCAAGTCGGTTCGACATATAGGGCGACAGTCGTTTGAACCGTGCGAGTGTGCTGGCGCGTCGTGAACGATTGCCGGTTTTCTGTCGCTTGCGCGAAGTAATCCCGCTCAAAGCGTTCAGAAGTTGGCCAGCCCAGAACGTGATGCGTCTCCGACAATCCGTCGGTTGTCTCAGAGAGATAAACGCCCGAAGTGTTGAAGTTGAGAACACGCTCCAGGTGCTGGAAGTTCGTCCAGCTGTAGGCCTCATACCAAGTTGGTTCGGCCCCGGCGTCATACCAGCCACTGGTCTGCCAGTCGCCTGCATTGGCCCACGCTGGGCTGCTGTCGTTCCAGCCATCGGCCTGGAGGAACTGCAGATCAGCGGCGTAGCCATGCTCGCGAGTGATCGCCTGTTCGTTGAACAGTGGGATGTGCTCGCTGAGCCGGCTGCGGGACAGCTCGAATAGATCGTCGTATGCAAGCGTTGCGAACCGTTCGCGCAGGTGATACCAGAACCCGCCGGGGTTGTGAGCCGTTGAGGTTGTCTGATGGCTCCGCTCGATCCGCTCGTTCTCGAAGTGACCGAGAGTTGCGTGAGTGTCGCCAAGGATCCCATCGGAGTCGGACAGATGCCCGTTCTCCGAAAGCGTGAGCATCGTGCGGCTGAAGCCCAGCACTTGCTCCAGCTGCGGGTAGACCTGCCAGGCGTAGGTGTTTGCCCAGGTGTCTTGATCGTTCTGCTGGAAGTATTCCCCAGATTCCCAAGTGTCGGTCTGATCCCAGACGCTGCCAAAGCCCAGGCTTCCGAAGTAACTGGCGACCGTTTCCCAAGAACCTGTGGGATCGCTGCCCCAGGTGCTCTCGGTGTCCTGCCACTGATCTGATTGTGCCTCAAATTGATCAGCCGCGGTGGTGTGTGCCCGAGTGTTCGATGCAATGTTCGGGATCGGGGTGTACTCAGACAGCCGGCTGCGGGACAGCTCAAACGTGTCGTCGTAATCGCTGAAATAGGTGTGCTCGCGGTGTGTCGGAACAAGTGACGCGCTGCTGACGCCCAGCAGGTGGACGCTGCCGACGTGGGTTTGCTCTGCGTCGGTATTCCGCTCAAAGCGTTCGTTAATTTCGACAAACTCGACGCGAGAAAGGTGCTCGCTGAGGATTCCCTCGCCTGTATCGGGGTTGCCCTCTGAAAGCTGAATCGCGCCGTCGCCAAACTCTGTGAGTTCGCGAACAGGAAGACAAGCGTTTGTGTCGCCCAGCTCCGCATAATCGCTGAGATACATCCCAGCGCGCGCAAACTTGAGAGCTGGGGTGAACTTGTTCTGAAGGCCTGCCCAGTCGAAAACTTGATCCCAGGCGTAAGGCGCAGCCCAGTCGGTCGCGTTGTTCCAGAACGGGCCGTAAATACTGAAGTGCAGGCGGCTGATAACCGAGGAAAGATCCTCGATATGAAGCGTCCGCCAGCTCGTCTCACCCAGCACGCTGTTGCTGAGATAAGTCCGATCTTCATATAGGCCGTTAATTCCGGTGGCCCTATGAATCCCCAGAGCTGCGGCAAGATCGCCAGAGATGTCCCCTTGCTCGTCTTTGAACTCGCGGCCGAACGAAAGCTGCGGCCACTCGGGCTTGAGGTAAACGCCGGTATGGTCGCAAAGCGGATCCAGTCCGCTGAGCATGTGATCGTCAAGTTTGAAACGGCGCCCGTCGTACCACCCTCCGTAAATCCGAAAAAGTGAAGACCGAACGGGAGAAGAAAGTCGCCCGATCTCCACGACTGAATCAGTCTGTGACAGGTCCACCGGGGCACTGGCAAGCCCTAACTGGAATTGGGACCAGTTGATGGTCCCTCCCTCTGATTCCTCGATCGTCCCGTCGTTTCCGATCCAGCCCAGGGCGATCCTGAAACTCTGAGGCGTTCCGCGCAGGCGTTGCCACAAAACACCCGTGGCAATAGCTGTTCGGGGGTCTGATAGATACGGCAGAAGCTCGCCTAGGCCGTACTCATAAATGAGAAACGGAACAACAGAGTCTGGGATGTTTTCCCGCTTTGCTGTTCTGATTAGTTCAGCACCGGCCGCCACACGCTCCAGCGTGTTCATCGACGCCGAGAGATCGCGCTCTAGGCGTGTCGAGGAGCTTGGTAGCAGCAGGCCGGTGTCTGACATTTAACGGTCGTATCCCTTGTTTGTGATCGTCACAGTGCCGATGCTGATGGCGGTGCCATCGTCGGCGACTTGGTTGGTCGTCGGGCTGATTAACTCAACCCGCTGCACTCCATTGACGTGGATGTTTTTGATTAGCCAGGACAGCGTCAAATCCCAGCCAAGTCCGCCCTCTGTTTGCACCGCTGCGCGGATGGCGGCCTCAATACCTTCCAGCACGTTTGCAGAGCTGTCTGGGTAGAGATAGACCTCAGCCTCAACGTTGACGCCCACGACGTTGGCGGAGGTTGTCGAAACAGTGTCGGTGATGACCCGCACCTCATCGTTTTGCATCACGGCATCAACTGCCGTCAGCATCTGCGTTGTTGCCGTTCCTTCCGGCCCTGCGGCATCAATCACCGCCTGGATCAAAGGCGCGACTGTTTCATCCTTTGCAGATGTGTCATAGGTGACGCCATAGAAAGCAGCGAGCGCCGCCATGTCTGCGCTCAGAGCGTTGGGATCGGTGCCCAGGGCGGCGAGGTTTTCGGTCTCTTTGCTCAACAGAGCCACCTGCACAAGGCCTGCGCCTGGGCTCGTAACCCGTGCGTCTCTCACTCCGCTATTGGCTGTCAGTGCTTGGTAGCGATACCAGGCCGCGCCGCCTGCGGTTGAGCTGCCCTGGATCCTGTTAATAGTGCGGTCTTTTAGTTCTGCATCTGTCTCCTGCGCGATCCGAGTGAGGCCATAGAACGCAGCCAGGTTGTCTAGATCGTTGCCTGCAGCAAACGCCAGCAGCGTGGCCTTAAATGCGTCATTAACCCGCGCGCGCAAAATCGTCTCGCGATAGGCCGCGACCTCCAGCAACTTGATTGCCGGGTCGGATTCAACCAACGCGGAAAACTCAGGAAAGCGCGTAGAGAAATCTGCGCGCAGCTCATTGAAAATTGTCTGAAACGAAAGCGTTTCGACAATCGCCGGATCTGGCAGGGATGAAAGGTTGTAAGCCATTAGATCGTGATCCCCCTTAGTGCGATTGGTTGACCGTTTGGCAAGTAAGTCAACTCAAGGTCAAAAGTCAGTTGTCCAGTGGCGAGGATCTCTGTGAGGGTCACTTTGTTCACCCGCATTCGCGGCTCCCATACGTTGAGCGCGTTGATAACGTCCGCCTTTATTGCGGCAATCGTTGTTTGGTTGGTCGGCAGGTCGACCAGCTCGGGGATGTTGCTCCCATAGTCGCGCAACATTGTGCGCGTGCCGATGCGTGTGCTGAGGATGTCCCGAATGGATTGGCGGAGATGGTCCGCGTCAGAAACGGCTTTGCCCGTCTCTCTGTTCATGCCAACCGCCATCAGCCTGCCTCCACATCACCGGAACCTGTGGAGACTTTCGCCCCGCAGGATGTCACTGAACCCACGGTAGCGATTGGAATGTCTCCAACTAACACCCCAGGGATGCCAGTTACAACCACTGTGAAGCCATGGTTAGGCGTGCCTGCCGGGCAATAAATGACTGTCCCGATGTGAGCTGTCGGGCGGCCATTGGTCAAAACGTCTTTAGCCACCGGGGCCTTCAAAACACCCCCGTGATTCGTCACGTCTCCGATTCTTGCAACCGCTGGCATAAACCCCCCTAAGTGAAAGTGAAATCAAGATCGCCCCATTTGTTTGGCGATTGAGTAACTCGCGGATCGGTTCCGCTCATTGCTCTATCCGACGTGTCGCG